GTAGTATGTCTCCGAGTTTTTATAGTCTCGTGCTATATGTATCTCATAAGATGCTCGGGATAACACATCAGTTAACTGCAAGGTGTAACAAATTGCAAGAATCTTAACAAAGGAACAATAATTATTTTCCTCTATTAATTCCCATGCTGTTGGCCAACTACTTGGAGTAAACGGATCAGCAGCAATCAAACATTCTGGTGCTCGATCGTAAAAATTAATTGTTTCTTGTATTGGATCATCTGCCGTTTCTAAAGAGTCTCTGAACTCGCGCCAGATGAGTAGTCGTTGTTCATATTTTTTGTCAAACATTCATTTCACATGTTAGTTATGATTTGGCTTTTACGTTATAGTGTAGTACAGCATTGTCGCTACTTGTTAAGTTTAACATCATAATGGCTATTGTGTCAACCGAAGAATTGCCATCTTCATCATAATTTTGTGCTTTAAATTTTAAGTTCTCAGCAAAGGTATTATTACCTGTATAGTTGAAATCATCTGAAAAGTTAAATGTATTATTTACAGGATCAACTATTAATGTCATTGTTCCTGATCTTGAAGCAATAACTGCACTACTCTTATAAACATAATCAATTTCGTAGCCTTTAGTAGTATCTGCCGGCAGTCTAAATAGTTTTGAATATTCACCTGACTGTCCGATTGTAAGTTTGTGTGTTGTGTTGAATGTTGTAATACTTGGTCCTTCAACTTCTGGAACATATACAGAGCCATTCTTATATTCTTCAGTATATCCTAGTTCTTCACTACGTTGGAACCAATCACCGTGACTATTATTTTTTATACTTTCAAATTTTATGATTGAATGGGCAGCTAAACTTGCATTGCCTCCGTTGTTTCCAACAGTATAGAATCTATTATTTTTACTAATATTATCAGTACCGTTTTTAATATGTATAGCGTGTGTATAAATGTCATTAAACTTACTGTTAGACACTGTATTATCAATCGGTCCGGTTTTTACTGGACCGTCTGAACTAAGTGCTGAATTAAGTCCAAATGCGTGTCCTTGCCAAAGAGTATTGAACGTACAATTTGTCCATGTGTTGTTTTTAATATCGTCATCTGATTTAATAGCAGTAACAAATTTCTCTACAATAACATTGTCAAACATATTGTTGTTAGATCCAACAGCAGTGCTTAGTGAATCTAATCGTATGCCGTCACTTTCGCCGGCTATTGTGCCACCGAGTGAATATGCACCTTTTATTAATAAATCCTTAAACACACTGTCTTTACAACTAGTTAACACTAATGCAGGACCTGTTGTGGCATTAATTGTTAAGCCTGATATGCTAATGTTTCTTGCTTGATTTAACGTTGTGCTAGTTGAATCATTAGCGTATACGCCCGGAGTACTTGAATCGTTTATTGTTCTAAATACATACGAAATGCCATTAATAATAGTCTTATCTTTGCCTGCGCCTCTAATAGTAGTATATGGCGGTAAGTATATGCTATTAGTAAGATTATACTCACCAGCTTCAAATATAAGTTCTACTCTTGCTTGAGTTGTGCCTTTGTTTGATGCATTTAAATACAGTTGATCAATTGCTCGTTGTATTGCTACTGTTTGATCTGTGCCATCGCCTGCTACGCCAAAAGAACGAACACTCACTCTGTCATCTAATCTAGATTGCAGTGTACGCAGAACAGGATTATTAGCCGTGCTACCTGTTTGAACATTTGTACCAGTTTTGTATTGGTATGTATTCGCAAATTCAAATAAGTTATCAGCTTCGCTGAGTAGTTTAGTGTTGCCTACAAACGGTGATCCTTCTGCAACACTGCCGTTACCAATATATAACTCTTGTGAATCCACTGCCCAACCAAATTCTCCGCTGGCTAGTTGTGGCAACCCACTACCTACGTTTTTTTGTCCTCTGCGAACTTGAATTCGACTGATGGATACTACGGCCATACTATAACTCCTATTTCATTATATAATATTTAGCCAAATTTCTCGTAGTACTGCTCGCAGCGTTTCCACCACTCTTGTGCCCAGTCATCAAACTCATCTGGCCATAGATCAAACTGCTGATAAGTCTCACCACCTAGTTCAATTGGATCGTCACCTCGGCTACACATAAAGATATGACCTTCACGTATGTTAGTGCCATGTATTTCATTATGTCCTAGTGCATATGCTGTCATTTGCAAATAGTAGTCTTCTACCCACTCGGGCTTCTTTGGCTTATTTGTTTGCTTATGATCCATAATACAAGCTTCACCTTTGTACTGTCCTACTAGGTCAGTTGTGCCTGCAAAGATACCAGGAACATAAAGCGGAACTTCGCTACCCCATATCTCATCTACGTGACACATTGCTTCGTCACGGATAACTTCTGCCATGCGATATGCTTTTTTAGAATAAGGATTGCTGCCTGGACTCTCTGTCCACACACCATTGTCAACATAGTCTTCAAGATACTTGTGCATACGTGTACCTACGCCAGCAGCTTCAGTTACAATCTCTTGTGCTTTCTTTTCGCCTACGCGCCTGCGCCATTCATGTAAGTGTGTCATATCCTTAGTACCACTAAGAATAGTTGTTACACTAGCTACAGGTGGACCACCGGGTGCTGCATATCGACGCTTGCCGTTTACTTCAACACGTTGTAGTTTTTCGTACTTGTATTTGTCTATAATTAAACTCAATCTTCTGACTCCTTTGGTAGGTCATAATCGGCATCCCATGCAGCATCGCCAAATGGATCCGAAGCGTAATAAGGATCGTTAAAGGATGGATCATCAATTCCTTCTACAGACTGTACCTCTGGAATCATGTTTGTCATCATTTGTTCAATGCCATGCTTGAGTGTCATAGTGCTGCCTGCACATCCGCTACATGCTCCGCTAAGTTGTACAGTTACACAACCTTGTTCAAAGCTAACAAAGTTAACTTCGCCGCCGTGTTGCGCCACCGAAGGCGTTACGTATTGTTCCATTACTTCTGTAATGTGTTTAACTATATCTTCTTGTGTTCTTTCAGTCATTAAAAAGCTCCTATTAGTGTATATTATAACACCAAATAGGAGCCTTGTCAACCGTTATATTATAGTTTGTCGCCGATGTCAGCTGCTGCCTTGCTAGCCATCTTTTTCCCAAGATCAGCTTTGGGTCCATCATTACCTGGTACTGCGCCAGCAATATCATCTACTTCACTTTGTTTGAACTCAATCTTATCTTGATCAAAGTTAGTTACTAGAGCTTGTATTTTAGGATCTGCATCATACATTGCTTTAAAGCCTTCGAAGTCAAAGTTGCCTTTGCCTTGGTTGCGCATGTATTTGTCTAGCTTACTCATGGATAAAGCAGCCACACCGGCTGCTTTTTGTTGACGTAATAAAGCGTAGATGACACCGCCATCTACTGCACCTTCATTTACTTTTTTTTTGAATTAACAGTCTCGTAAAACTTGGCTGCTTCTTTGCCATGCTTTTTAACAAACTTTGCTTTAGTCATGTCTTGTGCTTCTGCAATGAGTCCTTCGCGCTGGATTGACTCACGCTTCTCACGTCCGCCTAGCTCTTCGCCGCCTGCTGCTGCATCTGCTGCTCCAAATTCGTCATCTTGTGGAACATCATCCATATTCATGTCTGGTTCTATGTCGCCGTCTACTGGTTCCATATCCATATCTGGCTCTTCAGCACCCATAGTATCCATTGGCTCACCTTCGCCAGTTAGCATGCCTACGCCGCCTGTTAGTGCAATACGTGTTGTTTCCATTACGCCATACATTGCTTCTAGTGCTGGTTTAACTACTGCTGTAAATGCTTCAGCTGATTCGCTGCCCATTTCGTCCCGGATTGCATCAGCTAGTTCTAGCATGGATTCAGTTTGCATTTCTGCTGTGTCTTCCATCCAACCAGTAACACGATCAACCATGTCCTTAGCTGCCATTACTAGTTCTGCTTTGTCTTCTTCGCCTTCATTAACTTGCTCAATAGCTTCGTCAATTGCGATAGCAACATCGTCACGCTCATGGAGTGCAGCGTTAAGTACGTCTAGGAACAATTTGTTCTTAGTGTGTCCTTTTTGCTGGACAGCATCAAAGCTTTCAGTTGTTTCTACATTAAATACTTGGGTACGTAGTTTGTTACGAGCGTCTTGAAGTTGCTCTGTAGTAAACTCGTCGATGTTGATTTTTGAACCAAAGCGTTTAGCTAGGCTTTCGTTTAGTTTTGCAGCCGTTACCGGCGCTGAAAATTCTCTAATTTGCATTTTACTCTTCCTGTTGATAGGTGTTGTGTTCTATATTATATTTATCACTAACAAAAAATATAACGGTCTAAAAGGCTGCGCACACGTCGTGATTCCTGTATAGCAACATCTAACCTAGTTTCTCTTATCTCTTTCTTTGCATCATCTGTTGTATTACGTATTGCATGCTTATAAAAGATAGCATCATTGTAATGTTTTAACATTGTGCCGTCAAACTCCATTGCTTGTTCAGTAATGTCTTTACCTTGTGCAAGATTCTTAGCAATAGCAACTGCTGTAGTCTTAAAGTAGGTTCTTACTACTTGTTTATTCTCTTTAGCGTCATATATCAAGTAGCCTTTAGGACTCTTACGTATAATGACATGCTTGATCCTAATACTATTTCCTCGTTGATGAGGGATAGCACTATCTTCAAGTCCTCTATTAACAATTTCTTCAAGGTCATTTAAAAGCTTTTCAGTTATCATTCCGTATCACCATTATCGTCCCATTGTGTTGTACTTTACTTATTATACTCTTACGAATTAGATTGTTGATAATGGTTTGTTCACGCTCTGGAAATGCTCCAAGCGGACGCGGCTCATCAATACTTGCCAAGAGTTGTTTTTCCTCATTGGTCTTATAAGTGTTTTTAATGATAAGCTCGTTAATTTTCATTTAATTGACTGTAACTGCTGTTGTAATGTTTTCAGCTGATCTTGTGTAGCTTTAATTTGTACTTGAATTGCTTTCTTTTGCTCTTGCTTTGCTTTTTGTGCTTCAGGACTATTAGGATCAGGTTGTCCCATTTCTTCGCCAGGTTTTTGCGTAGGTTGTCCAGGTTTAGCAGCAGGTGTGCCAGCAACATTTACTGGAGCAACTCCAACTGCCGCTGTACCTTGAGCGTCTGCAGGTATTCCTAATTCAAAGATTTTCATATTCTACTTCCTCTACGCTTAGTCTTGCTTATTGTCCTGCGCCCAGTATTTAATCGTTTTAATCTTTGACTTGCTGGATTTGTTCTTTTAGTTCTACTAGCCTTAATGCCTATAGTTGAACCTTTTTTGCGTCTAGTTTGTTTAAGTGTGTTAGACGCTTTCATATTCTTAGGAGCATTACAAGTTGCAGGCTTTGCAACAATACGTCCTTTACGAGTGCCAGTTGTGCAACGATACTTGCGAACAGTCTTGTTTCCGCTCTTGCCAAAGATAGTTGTGACACCTTCTTCAATAATGTCGTTATATAGATCACGTAATAACATCTATCTTCTCTTACGGTTAAGAGCTTGTACTCTTTTACTTGCTGGATTAATGCGCTTAGTCTTTTTAGCTTTGCGTATCATCCTGCTGCCGAGTCTAGCTTTAGTCTTCTTAAAAGCCATACGCTTTTTAATGTCAGGCGCTGCAAAGCACTGTGCCATCTTAGCAACAACTCTATTTTTGCGGGGACCACTTGAACAACGATACTTGCGAACAACCTTCTTTCCAGAACGTGCCCATGTTTGACCTTCTTCTAGGTCTGCTTCTGTTGGATCAATAAAAAACTCACGTAATAACATATAGTTATTTATCGTGAGTGGAAGGTTACTGTAATAAAATTACAATGATGGTTGATAATAGTCCTGTTACTATTGTGCCTGCTGCTCCAATAATAACTTTGGTCATTGATTGCTGACCTGTACTAATTACAGTATGTAATGTGTCTATCTTTGTTTCTACGTTAGAAAGGCGCTCGTCTAATTGTTCGTAGCGTATTGCACATAAGTCAACATGTGCTTCTAGATTATTTCTTTCTAATTCGGTAGTACTTGGCATTATAAATCCTCAAAACCCGTCTTATCGTAGGTTGTATTCTGTAAGTAAACTCTAAGTTAGCCTTGATGTGTGATTTAAAATGCCTGGTAGTTTTTTAGGCTACAAAGTTATTTATCATCAATTTCAAAAAATATGTTGCATTTAGCGGTATCTTTGGTAAGAAAATGTGCATTATCAAACTCTGCTGTTTCATCTAACTTTGTAATGATTGGTATTAAATCAAAGTCATTTACTAGTGTTTCAACATCTAGTGCGTCTCTAAATTCCATATCAAAAGCGTATTTCCACACGCTTTGTTTAGTTTTAAATGATGTTCCTAACCCTAATTTACTAGGTACTTCGCTAATGATTGTAGGCGATCCAATGTATTCTGGATTAACTCTTAACCCAATTGTTTGCATCACAGTAAGGAAGTTTTGCTGCTGTCGATACTGTTTAGGATCTTCGCCGCGTCGACTACCGGTCTCGGTTATATCTACTAATGTATGTATTATAAATCTCATATAGTATTTAAGTCATAAAAAAACAGTCACTCGTTAAAGTGACTGTTTAGTGTGACGCCTGCCTTGCGGCCGTATATCACGATTCTAAGGTAGTTAGAATTTAGTCAATAAACTCAGCAATTAGCGTAGTTGTAATACCAGTGGTGCCGATACCAAAGTCAGCTGCTGCTGTTAGTACGCCTGTGCCTTGAATTGCAATTTGCACGTCATCAGTTGTTCCGCCTGTAAACACGCCTGATTCTGTTAATACACTAATACCTGTGATAGTATGTGCATCGTTAGTTCCTGCTACGTCACCTGCTGACACGTAAAGTACTAATGCGTCAAATTCTTCTTGAGTCATGTTAGTTTTTGCTGCGTTAATGATTCTAGTACGTGGACCTAAACCGTTACCTGCTTTTGCTGTTGCGTTTGTTGTTACTGATGCCATTTTATATTCTCCTGGGTTCTAATGGTAAAGTAAGATTCTCTTCTTACTTGTATAATATTATTTATCATCTTACTAAAAAAAGCACCGGTTGTTAGGATCGTTTAGCTCTCTTATGCACTGCTCGTAGCTGTTGAACTGCTCCTGGACCCGCTTTTACAATATCATCTATCATTTTAATAGCTGGTAAGTAGGCTGCAACCATGTTTGCACTTGCTGCTTTACCGTCCTTGGCTTGCTCTAGGAACTTCTTAGTAAGTGCTAAGTTCCTGTCTCCTACTAGATATCTATACAATGCTAGTTCGGCGCCTGTAGTACTTAGGTCAGGCGTTGATATAGTTGGTTCTGGATCTATTACACTTGCTTTTTCTAAGTTCTTAATTGCTGCAAACTTTTCAAAGTCCTCAATGATGTCTGAGCTGCGTAGTTTAGCACGAACAGCATAGATAAGGCGTGTGGATATTAAACGCTTCTCTGCTTTGGTCAAACGTGCAAAGTTCATTAAGTTTCTACGTATTGATTTGTAGTCACTGTTGCTAACTTTAAGTGCAGATTCAATTGCTTGAAACATATTGTTTAATTGCACTGGAGTTTTACCTTGTGCAACTGCGTTAATGTATCTATTAATAGCAGACGTTGGTAACTTTGTACTAGCTCGCATACGCTTTGCTGACTCAGGATCTTTAAGCTTATCCTGTGCGCCACTGTCTCCTACAAGGAAATATGTAAAGTTGTAGAGATCAGTACCCATAATGCGATACATTTTGTATTGCTCAAAGCCAGCTGTCTTCTTTGCATAACGTTGCACGTAAGCTTTAAAGTCTGGATACTGTCGCATTGTTTCCAAAGCCAACAGTGTTAGATACATACGTTCACCACAGTCAGTGTAAGTCAACTTCTTAGCATTGCCATTATCTTTGGTCATGCGCGACTCTTGCAGATCTCTTAAGAAAGAATATGATTCCTCTTGTACTGGCGGCACTTCATGTCCGCCATCTATCTCTGCCCATTGTGCTGCCGTAAACTTGTCAGTCATTACTGTGTTGCTAATCTTGCTGCTTTATCTGCTGCGCTATCATCATCAGCAGGTGCTGCAAACTCGTCATCTTCTGGCTCGTCAGCTTTAGCTGGCTCTGCCATTTTAGGTTTAACGTCTTCTGCATCTTGTGTGAATTTAATAAGCTCTTTAACTTTAGAAACTTCAACTCCAGCCTTCTTAGCAACTTCTGCAAACATTTTTGCAAGAGAGTCTTTAGGCTGCATGCCTGGTAGCGGCTTGCCTGGATCGTGTGGACCAAATGATGTTCCAACAGCAGCTAATATATCGCCAACTTTTAAAAGGTCATCTAAGCGTCTTAGTTCGTCGTCAGTCATACCTTTAAGACTACCGTGTTCGCCAGTGCCGTGACCTAGTCGATTCATCTTTTGTCCTAAAGGAGCAATAACTTTCCTTGCATAATCCGAACCATCATACTGGACTTCTGTTACTTCATTAATTTTCATTGTCTATTCCTTAATTTGGTTGCCAACGCTGACGCGGCACTAGTTTAGTCTTTGATCCTAGAGCAACGTATCCTTCGCCACCCTTCTCACCTTTTGTTGTTGCTGTTACATCAGCAGGAGCATTATCTAACTGATCAATAATATGATCCTTTACAGTCATGATCTGTTTTACAAGACCAAACAATGCAGGCAATGCCTTAGGACTTGCTGTGTTCATATCTGCAATCTTTGCTTGCTTGTTAGTACTTACCTTTGATGCACCTAGCCAGTCAAAGAAACCATTTTCAATATTCTTTAATTGCTGTGTGCGTGTCATATGGTTAACGTATGTATAAATGATGTTCTTCATATCACTTAGTCCTTGAACAGGAGCAAGAAATGCATCAACTAACTGGGCAGTTTTTGCTGCTGTAGCTCTGATACTCTTAACTTCTGATGTGTCAACTTTAGGCTGATGTGTTACATATGTCTGCCCTAGTACTACTACATCATTGCTGTTAAGTTCTTTTACATCTTTAATAGGTGTTGCAGACTTTGAACCAAACTCTTCAAGTTTTGTGTGAACTACTACACCAACTTTTGAGTTCGCTATGCGCCCACCTATTTGGCCATTCGTATCAACTGTGTACTTAACCAAGTTTGGTTCAAATTCTACTGCGCCTTTAGTTGCTGTAAAAGGCTTGCGTGGACTGTATAGCAAGTCGCCATAAACATATCCTCGGAAGCTTCCAGGAGTTGCTGATTTCATTAGTTCAAACACTTCTGCCATTTCTTCGCCGAAGTCCTTGCGCCAAGGTTGTTCTTCTACACCCTTGCCTGAATTTTGTATAAAGCGTGATAGATCATCTGCGCTTGTTGACTTGTTGCGTCCCCAACCATTTTTACCTACTAGAACAAACTCGCCGTCTGGCTCGCGTCCCCAATAGATAGTTGGATTGCCGTCCCACTTGATTGCAACATCACTGCTGTCAGTGCCTAGCTTGTCTAGAATGTCTGCTGCTTCTACTGCTCCTGCTGAGCCTTTAACAAACACAAGATCTTCTAGGTGATTATACTCGCGACCTTTAAACTCTTCAGTTAATACTGCTTCAGTTAATACTGTTCGGAACTCTTGGTATCTCATCTTATAAAGCTTCCTGATACCATTACTGAACTGTTTAGCATGTTGCCACTTAGCTCTTTAATACGTGCAAGTTGCTTGTCTTCTAGTGTTTTGTATCCAGTTGGTGTTTTAGACTCAGGTACTTCTTTGCCAGACTTTTCCATTGTTTCTTTCCACGGAGCAATTAGCTGTTCGTAGTTTGGATCGTTCTTTAACTTTGCAAGCATAGTTTCTACAGTATGCGTGTCGGCATTTGTAGCGCCTTTGCCTAACAATAATTCTGGAATACCTTTATTCCAATCGTTACTAATAATCTTGTCGCCATCATTAGGATCAACTACGCCAAACTTAGGACTAAACTTTACTCCACGTCCTCTTGCAATAGCTGATAGTAGGATAGCTCTGTCTGTACCGCCAAACTGATCTGTACCGCCACGCTTTGCATTGCGTTGATGTACTGGATCGTCTGTAAACATAAAGTCTGTTTGAACAAATCCATTCTTGTCGCTGCCTGCAATAGGTGTGCGGAAGTGTACTTGATCGCCTGCGTCTTTGATCCAGCCGTCATTTTTAGCAACAGCAACACCGTTTATTCTTTTGTTATCTACTTTACCTAGATTCATAATCTCAGCGTCATTAACGCCTTGACTCTTTAACCATACACTAAGTTTTTTAATTAGCTGCGCTTTGCTAATTTTGCTTGAGTCTGTGTTTAAGTCTAAATCACCTGATGAGTTATTTTCAAACTTGCCGTCTGCGTTCTCTTTCTTGCCAGTTGTGCCTAACCAATCTTCTTCGTCATATGTTAAGCCTGTGATCTTTTCAATAAAGTCAATCGAAGCCTGTACATCTTTAGTTGCAATGCGCTGAGTAATGGCACCTTGCTCAGTCTTAAATATGTTGCCGCCTTCTTTAAGAATCATTTTTCTTACTCTCTATTATTCTATTCATGCTACGCTTAAATTTACGTGGGTCGTTTGATTTAATACTGTTAATAAGTCTGCGTTCTAGTTCGCCAGCAGTATCTACATCATATGTAGAATGTATCCTACTTAATAAGTTAATGGCACTTTCAATGATGTTGTTAGCTGTCGCGTCGATAAGATGGTCGTTATCTCTACGTCCGTAGACATTATTAAGTTCATCAAGTATACTTCTGGTACGTTTTTTCATGATTTAAAATTCCTATACAGTATTTAGTAGACTTTGTTTATAAATATTAGTATACCGGGAGGACACTAAATGTCAATTAAAGATTTGAGTTTCAATGAACGATCCTTACTGTTTGCTAAGTTATCAAGCATAGCATATAGTAACATAAAAGAAGTAAAACGTCAAGCAAAACAACTTGGCTTTACAACTGTGGAATATTATGACAAGGAAGGGGCTCAGGCATATCGCTTGATGAACAAGATAGACTTAGTAATTGCATGTCGAGGTACGCAACCTAGTGAATTTGCTGATATAGCGGCAGACCTAAAAGCAACTCCAGTTAAAGCAGAAACAATTAGCAGAGTACACAGAGGATTCAAACAACAAGTAGATGACTTATGGCCAATGATAGTTGAAGACATTGCTCGTCCTGTTAACATGAAGAAAACACTTTGGTTTTGTGGACATAGCTTAGGTGCTGGAATGGCAACTATTATGTCTTCAAGAGCAAAGTTTAACAAAGATCTTAACGATCCTATTGAGCTGTATACATACGGATGTCCGCGTGTAGGCTGGCATGCATATGCAAAAAGTTTAGGAGTTGTACATCATAGATGGAGAAACAATAATGACATCGTCACTACTGTTCCTCTTGCTATAATGGGATACAAACATTGTGGCACTCAGCATTACATTAATGCATACGGTAATAAACGCACACCCACAGGCTGGCAAATGTTTAAAGACAGATGGCGTGGCATGTGGATGGGCATCAAGCAAGGCAAGATTGATAACTTTAGCGATCATTCAATAGTTGAGTACATCCATCACTTAAAAAACTTAGATTAATCCCAAAGGTTTTCGTAGTACTTTCCAAACAGTTTGAAGCCGTTTGTCATGCGTTCTTGGTGTGCTTTTGCACCGTCACGATCTTCCCATACAAGTTTCAATCCAAATAGACTGGTAGGATCTTTAGATTCCTCTGGTCCCATTTCTCTATACTCGTAATAGTCACCTTGCCAATCATCTTTACACTTTTGTTCGAACGCCCAAATCATTTCGCCCATGATCCAATCCCAACGTTCAAAGTGATGAGGATCAACATCGCCTGTTTTACCATATGCGGCTAGTTGTTTTTTAGTAGCACGAAGTTCTTTTGGTACATCTAGCATCTCTACCATTGGAGCACCATGTTTAGTTTCTTGTAACTGTACAAGCATAGGTAGGATAATAGGAGCAAGGGTATGATCCATACTCCAGGTATCAAAGTCATCTATATGAACAGACACTTTAGGCTCGTTTTTAATTCCCAACTTATACAGGAAGTTGTGATACCAACGATGTGTCGGGTATGGTCCTATTTTAACTTTCATTAGTTCTTCCACCACCTTATCTTTTTACCATAATCATTTTCAAATTGTTCTATGAGAGAGTCTTTTGATACAAGCTCTTTAGACTCAAAATCATCTAACCATTCACTTAATGCGTTCCAATCCTCACCGTGCATCACCGCTAGACCATATTCGAAACCATATGGTTCATCTGGAACGCCACGAATATCTATTCTACCACCAGCATAATGTGTGGTTATTTCATCATACTCTATTGTGTCACCAGGAGAGTATCCTTTGATGATGTCAGAGGTCACTGTGTGAGTTGCTTTGTGAGTAAGTCCTCTTTCAGTATACCAACTCGTATGCCAAGGACCCATCATGTTTGTGCTATAACTAATCATCCCATTCTCCAAATATTTTAGGTGCTTGCTTTTCAGCTTCTTC